TAAAAGGTTTATTTAGTTACTTTGATGCTAGAAATTGCTTGCATTATCTATGTGATATACCTCAAATCCTTAGAGATATGGATATTGTAAAAGCTACTGGGTTATATGGTAACAAAGCTAAAGGTACACACGCTAATGCTAATGTAAATAGCTGGGGTAGACTACTTCAAGCAGAATGGATGAAGACAAGAATTAGTCCTGAAGATGAAGAAGATGAAAGATTACACTTACACCGAGTGAGAAGTATACCATATTTAGAAGAATGTATAGCATGGAATAGTGATGGTAACTTTGATAGGGTGTCTGCTGCTGGTATGTTGTTTATTTTAAGAGAAGATAGATATAAAAGAACTAACTCAATTAGAGAGAATCAACATAAGCAACAAAAGAAACTGTCTAACGATGCTTTCTTTAATAGAAATTTTAATAAATAGCTATTACTAAATAAGAAAATATATCAAATATGTTTTAAATCGTTTGGAAAATGGAACGAAATTTAGTATATTAGCAAGTTAATATAAAAAAATGATATGACTCCACGTATAAACAGTCTTATTTTACCAAGACAAAGGTTAGCTTACTCAAAGAAAGATCAAGAATGGCGTAAAAATAATCTTGATTATGCTGATAGACATTCGTTTTATAACAATGAAAGAGTTAGAAAAAGTCTTCAAAATAAAATTATTAATCTAAACATGTACAATGGTATCATTGATGTTAGAGATTTAACTAATGTAGTTAATCCACATCAAATTGATGCTAGCTTTGTACCAGATAATATACCTCATCACCCAATTATAGTTCCTAAGATTGATCTATTAGTAGGTGAAGAAGTTAAAAGAAGATTTGATTGGTCTGTTATTGTTACTAATCCAGATGCAATTAGTAAAAAAGAAGAGGATAAAAAAGCTTTCTTACAACAAAAGTTAACTGAGTTCTTTCAAGCAAGATATTCTGATGAAGAATTGAAAGCAAAGATGGAGGAACTTAATAAACATATGAAGTATTCTTGGCAAGACATTCGTGAAAAAACTGCCAATCAGATACTTAAACATTATAGTCAAGAACAAAGGTTTGATAGAATATTTAATGATGGATTTAAAGATGCATTGATATTTGCAGAAGAGATTTATCAATGTGATATTATTCATGATGAACCTGTGTTACTTAAACTTAATCCATTAAAAGTACACTCCGTGCGTGCTGGTAACTCAGATAGAATCGAAGATTCATCTATTATTATCATACAAGATCACTGGAGCCCTCATAAAATCATTGATGTATATCATGATGAATTGAAAAATGAAGATATTGATTATATCATGGAATATACTCAAACTTCTTCTAAAGGTTCATATGCTGATGATCAAAATAATCACGTATTGCTACGTGATGCTTTGAATACAGGAGTTGAGGGAATGTATGATACCATCTTTAATTTAGCTGAGTTAAATGGTCACTTCTTTGGTTCTAACTATACAGATGATACAGGAAACATTCGTGTATTAAAAGTATTTTGGAAATCACTTAAACAAATTAAGAAAGTTAAGTATTATGATGAGTATGGTGAAGAGCAATATAAAATTGCATCTGAAGAATACATTGCAGATAAAAACTTAGGGGAAGAAGTAACTTCTATGTGGGTTAATGAATGGTGGGAAGGTGTTAAAGTAGGTAAAGATATTTATCTTAATATTAAACCACGAAAAGTCCAATATAATAAAGTTCATAACCCATCTATATGTAGTCCTGGTATTATTGGTCAAATTTATAATACAAATCAATCTAAAGCAGTATCATTGATTGATAGAATGAAAAACTATCAATATATGTATGATGTTATTTGGGATAGACTTAATAAAGCTATATCTACTAATTATGGTAAAATCTTTGAATTAGATTTAGCTAAAATTCCTGAAAACTGGGAAGTAGATAAATGGATGCACTTTGCTGTAGTTAATAAGATTGCAGTTATTGATTCATTCAAAGAAGGTAACCAAGGTGCTGCTACTGGTAAATTAGCTGGTAGTATGAATACACAAGGTGGTCGTGTAATGGATATGGAAACTGGTTCTTATATTCAACAACATGTTCAGTTACTGGAGTTTATTAAAGCTGAGATGGGTGAGATTGCTGGTGTAACTCAACAACGTCAAGGTCAAATAGAAAACAGAGAAACTGTTGGTGGTGTTGAAAGATCTGTTAATCAATCTTCACATATTACTGAGTATTGGTTTATGCTTCATGAGCAAGCTAAGATTAGAGTAATGGAATGTTTCTTAGAAACAGCTAAGATTGCTTTAAAAGGTAAAAACAAAAAAGTACAATATCTTTTAGATGATCAATCTATTCAAGCATTGAATATTGAGTCAGAAGAGTTTGCTGATAATGACTATGGTGTTGTTATTACTACATCTTCAAGAACAATGGAACTTGAACAGATGATTAAACAAAATGCACAAGCATTCTTACAAAACGGTGGATCATTATCTACAATTATGGATATTTACTTTAGTCCATCATTAATGGATATGAGAAGACGTTTAGAAGAAGCAGAAGAACAAATGCATCAACGTCAATCAGAACAATCTGATCAAGCTAATAAGATTCAAGAGGCTAACAATAAAGCTACTATTGATTTAGAAAATAGAAAACTTGATTTAGAAGATATAAAAAACCAACGTGATAATCAAACTAAATACGATATTGCATTATTAGAATCAGAAGATAAAATTACTGATTTAAATGGCGATGGTATTGAAGATCCTTTGGAAAGAGAAAAATTTAATTTAGACATTGAAGAAAAAAGAAAATCATATATACTCAAAATGAAAGAACTTCAGAATGATATGAAGAAACATAAAGACAATGTTGAGTTAGAAAAAGAATCTCATAAGATAGCTAGAATGAAAAAGAAATAAAAAATAGCTATTACTAAATAGACAAAAAGCAAACAAAACTTAAAAAACGTTTGCTTTTTGTTTTAAAATATGTTATATTTGCAAACTTTATAAAATAGGGAGAAAATTATGGAAGAGAATGAAGATTTAATGTCAATCTTTGGTTCCAATATGGAACTAAATTTTGAAGGGTTCGACACTGGAGATAGTGACGAGCCAATTGATGGTGCAGATGATGCATCAGCAGATGATGATACAATATTAAAAGATAATCCTATCGAGGGTGATAAAGATCCGGAAGGTGTAGATGGGGAAGAAGATGATATAAGTGATGGTGATGATTCCAATGATGAATCTTCTCCCAATCTCTATTCTTCCATTTCAAATGTTCTTTTTGAACAAGGGGTCATTCCTTCACTTGAGTCTTCTGAAAATATTAAGACAGTTGATGATTTTACTAATGTTTTAAAGAAAGAGATTGATATTCAAACTCAAATTAGATTAGAGGAGTATTTAGCTAATCTAGATTTAGAAAAAATTGCATTATCAAGACAATCACAACTAGAATTAGAAAACATTGATGAAGATTATTTAAAAGATAATCTTGAAGTTGCTAAAGAAATTATTTATCGTGATTATCTTAATCAAGGCTTGTCTGAAGATAGAGCAAGAAAGATGTTACGTAAAACAGTTGATTTAGGAGAAGATGTTATTATTGAAGATGCACTTGAGTCAAAAGAAAGTTTGAAATCATTTGAAGCTCGACAAGAAGCTTTAGAGAGAGAACGTTATCAAGAAAACATTAAGTTGCAACGTGAGCAACAAGAACAAGTAGAGAATTCTATTAAAAATTATATTTTTAATTCTCAAGAAATTGTAAAAGGGTTACCTAATACAAAAGCTCTACAAGAAAAAGTATATAAAACAATGACTGAAGTTGTTTCTAAAAATCCACAAACTGGTGATTTAGAAAACAAATTTATGAAAGACCGTTCAAGTAATCCAATTGAGTTTGATACAAAAATGTATTACTTCTATGAATTAACAAATGGTTTTACTGACTTGGGTAAAATATCAACAACTGTAAACTCAAAAGCTGTTAAAAATTTAGAAAAAGCATTGAGAACAACTAAGTTTGAAGATAATGGTACTCCAGGTTATTTATCAGATCCAAATAGTTATAGTGGATTTGGTTCAGAACTTGTACTTTAAATAACAAAAACAAAAAATAAAAAATAAAAATTAATAATTAAATAATTAAATATGTCGTTAGGTAAGTTTGTAATGACCAAAGGTAAAGCTTGGTCAGGTTTGACTCTAAAAAATCACATTGGTGCAATTTTTGGAAGTCAGCCACAATTGGTTTCTCCATTAACAACTGTACTTTTGCAAAATTCAGGAATGAAAAACTTAGATACTACTTTATCTTTGTTTCCTGAAAAAGTATTAAATACAGCGGATGATTTTGTATGGAAAGTAGTTGGTAGTGATGAGAGAAACATTGCTCTTGTAGAAGCAAGATTTCAAGGTAGTACTGTAACTTCAGGTACAACTGGAGTAGGTATTGCACGTTCAAAATTCCAATTAGTATTTGGAGAAAAATGGTTTACTAAAATGCATGTAATTGCAGGACCTCGTCCAGATGTTTACCAAATTAGAATTTTAGATGAACCTTATGAAGAAGGGACTAACTATGTTTACGATTGTGAAGTATGGGGTGGTCAAGAATCATTAGCTGGTATCCCTGGGGATGAGTTAGTTGGTGGTAACCGTTTCTCTATCGAGTCTGCTTATTCTGAAGATGAGTTGTCAATCCAAGGTGCTGGTATTCAGTTTACTTCTCCTTATTTAATGAGAAACTCAGTTTCTACATTGCGTATGGAGCATAAAGTTTCTGGTGCTATGATTGATGCTAAAGTTGAGCCAGTTTATTTTGCTGGTATTGAAACTAGAGATCCTAACACAGGAAAAGTACACAAATCTGCTACTTGGATGCAAGAAGTTTACTGGCAGTTTGAAAAAGCATTCTCTCGTATTAAATCACGTACTATTATGTTTGGTAAAACAAACCGTGATGAGAATGGACGTTTCTTGAACAAAGGTAATGCTAACATTGAAATCAAAGCTGGATCTGGTATTCGTGAGCAAATGGAAGTATCTAATACTATTAC